TCTTTTAACTTCTTTTGATGGAAAGTTTTTTAAATCTTCTTGTTTTCTTGGATCTCTAAACCCATCTCCATAATTTTTTTGGAACGTTTCTCCCTCTGAATCTTTTTGTTGTAAAGTATCAGAACCTGAAGTTTCTTCTTTTGGTGGATTTTCCGGTAAAGTGGGCAACCAACCTAGCACAACTGGTTGTTGGCACTCAACACCATCTTTAAAAAATCCAAAGACCCATAACCCTTCGACTAACCCAACTGGAGCACCTTGTGGGGTATTACCTGTTGTTGCTGGTTGAATTACTTCAGCCCAAGGTAAAGCATCGGTGGGAATATCCTTTTTAAATGGACTGTGATAACTGTGGATGCGTACTCGGACTCTTCCTTTTTGTAAAGGATCTATTCTATCTTCTACACATCCCCACCACCATCTAAAACTGGGATCACCCAAATGATCATTAGGCATATTCGTCTCCCTTAGAATCTTTTACTGCTTTAATTCGCATAATATATGTTGCTGACAAAGCATCGGACGGACCACCACTCTTTAATCCAATATCATGAGAAATAGTGGTGATTAAGAAAACACCAGTACCCAATACATCTTTTTCTTTTAAATTTTCACCAGATTCTTCAATAAGAGATTCGTTTACAAGTTTTCTAACCTCAATTAAATCACCAACTTTCATTTCACTGTTACCGGGAACATTTAAATACACAATGCTTTGATCCATATTTTGCATAGATGCCATGCGATTCCCAACCCAATCGTCTTGTAAACCAACTCCATCTTGTCCCGATTCCTCTTCCGAAGGATCGTGTAAAAATCTTTGTTTTGTAAATCTTCGAACTGCAACACCACTTTTTGCTATTTTTTTAAACTCTTCATTATCATTTAAATCTAATATTGGTTTGTCTGATAGAGTAGTATACTTATCCTTATTGTACACATGCGTCTTGGAATAATAATCACCAGTTGTAGTATCAAATGAAATTATTTCAGAAGAATACATTCCTTGAAGTGCATTTTGTATTGGAGAAAATGAATCACAAGAATGGCGCAAAATTGAATATTTTACCTCATCTAATGTCATTTCTGGATATGGTAAAAACTGTTTATATTTCCATTTTACTGGTTGTTTTTTAAATAAAGAAATAGGTTTAAACCAATACTTGCCATCTATATCTTGATAAAATGTGTAATCTACATCTTTAGGATTATTTTCAGACACTGCTTGTTTGCTTAAATTTACAATATGTCCAAATGGTGATTCATAAGTCAAAACTCTTTTAATTTTACCTTTAGTCGCTTCAACATTACATTCTATCTCTATTTCTTTACATAGAGATTTTACTATGTTTGAAATGGTATCATTATAATTTTTTGAAACCATTCTTATATTATTTGTAAAAAGAGGTTTTGCTGCAAAATAAGCAGTCACTTTTACAAGAGAAGAACCAGCATCTGTGCTTTCCGGAACAATATTGTAAACATAAAAATCTTTGGATGTTATTTCTTTTTCGGGTTCTTCATTTGTTGTGCTATGAAATGAAAACTGAATTTCATTTAGTCCACCGAGCGCGCCTGTTATCTGATATAAATTTGTGCTTGGAGTATTTAAAGCAACAATGTTACCTTTCAATACAGGATCGAACAAACTTTCAGTTAAAGTTAGCGACAGCGTAACTTCTGTTATGTCAACACCATTTAATAAAATGTTAGGTTTATTTGTTAATATAACGTTATGAACCATATCAACCCTGTGCTATTGTTTTAAAGTTGTTTACAAACAATGAAACGTATTCCTGTTTGATCAATGTTATAGATCTTTTTGCTTCATTTAAGTTATTTTCATATTCTTGATTTGTAATTGTTTCTGGTGGTATTACTCCAGAAATATAACTTTGTAGTAGTACTCTATTGTTTCTTTCATCTGAAAAATTAAAATGATGAAGACTATAAGCATTTTCGTAAACTATTTTTTCTGGAAACAATCCAAATAAATAATTTTTATCTTTATCCAGTACAGTTAATATGTCATCTATTTCAATTGTCGGATCTCCGGAAGCAGGATCGGAGAGTTTGGTAACTTCCAACTTATTCAAATCACGGTCACAACCTAAAACTTGATATTCTGTTGTTCCTTTTAACACATATTTTGCGTTGCAAAAAGGAACAGGATTTGATATTAATTGATTGTCGCTAACAAACAATGAACTTTTATTTCCGTATTTCGATTCAATATATTGTCCCAATTCTTGGGAAGACATAGGCCAATCAAAATATCTACTCTTGATGTTGTTCAACAACATTATTACCCAATAGTAATCAACTTTGCCATAGTAATTAAAAGACAGACTTTCGGGGGTTTCACCTTCAGTGATGTCGTATTTTTCAAATAAATCTGTATTTAAAACATTAGGATCAGAAACCACCACCCGCTTTAATATGTCCGGTATGGTTGTTCCTTGATAATCTGTTGTTCCTAGTTTATTAAAATACATGTATTAATCCTTATTTTTTATACAAATTCTTTATTGATTCTTTGGTACTTGGAACCAATTCTTGGAATTCTAAAGTCACAACATTATGCACGGCATGACCGTCTTCGTGAAACGCGGGAAGTCCAGAACCAAATGGATTTACTGTCATATTAGTTAAAGCACATTTCTTAGCAGAAAGAAAAACTTTAGAACCAACTTTCATTTCAATGTTAAATATATTTGGAGTTTTATAGCCCGTTCCATTTATTTCAGGTAACATATTTTCTCTCATGTCATTTATAAAAGTTTCATAGTCGTTAGCAGACTGTGCATTTATTGGCATAAAATCCCAACTAAATTGAAACTGTCTAAGATTTGCATTTTTAAATAGTAAAGTATTAATTGGGTTTTTCGCTTCTCCCGCACGCCTCAATCCTTCTTTAGCAGTACCACCTAGACCAATTTGTGCAGCAAATTCTGGAGCAATACTTTTTCCAATCCCTATAAGATCAAAACTTTGTCCCTGCGATCCCAAAAGTCTTTGAGCAATCGCATCTAACGTAGTTCCCGCAAGTTCTTCTTGTTGCCAATCCATACTAAAAACGTCAGTTATTTCTTTTGGTAATTGCATATAATAAGTCTTTTCTGGTGAAGGGTTTGCTTCCAGAACTTTGGTATTCTTAAGTATATCAATTACACAAAATATTTTAGAATTTTGTGGTTGTCCTGTAGTTGGTGCAAAAAAGTTTACTATTTTTCCCATGTATAATCCTTTTCTAAATATATGTATGTCGTACAAAGGTAAGTTTAAGCCAAAGAATCCCTCAAAGTACAGAGGTGATCCCACCAACATAGTCTATCGTTCTCTATGGGAACGTAAATTTATGACATTTTGCGATAACACAGATAACATTATTAAATGGGCTTCAGAAGAATTACCAATACCTTACATTTCTCCTGTTGACAAAAAATATCACAGATATTTTGTAGATTTCATCATTGAAGTAAAAGAAAAAGATGGAACAATTCAAACCTACATGGTTGAAATAAAACCACATAGAAAATGCTCAGAACCAGCAAAAAAGAAAAAAATAACAAAAGGTTATTTGCAAGAAGTAGTCGAGTGGCAAATAAATAAATCAAAGTGGGCATTTGCAGAAGAATATGCTAAAAAGCGTAATTGGAAATTTAAAATAATAACAGAGAAAGAGTTATTTGGTGGAAAAGAACCAACAGAAACCGAAACCGATTAATACACCCCAATCCGCTTTAAAATGGTTACGTGATTCTATGCGGGGAGTCAACAAAACGGGCAAAGTAACAGACTACTCTGATTTTTTAAAAGACACCACCAAAAACATAAAAAGAAAACTACCGGGACAGGTTTTATTGTTTAAATACAAACCATCAACCCGCACAAGAATTTTTGACAGGTATCCTTTAGTTTTGGTTACTGGAATAGGGGGAGGGGGGTTTTATGGTATTAATCTGCATTATATCCCCCCCAAGGATAGATTTAAAATGATCATGTTAATGAACACTTTAATGTTAAATCCCAAAGAAACCGATCCACACAGAATTCGTATCAAAATAATGTCAATATTGAATAAGAAAATATTTGCTAAATATACTGGTGTTGTTTTTAATCAATATAATGTCAGCAATATAATCGGAAAACCAAAAATAACTACACCGGAAGAATGGACTCAGTTTGCATTTTTACCAATGTTTAAAGGTATTTCTCCCAGTAAATTGTATTCCGAAATATTAAAGGAAACACGAAATTAAATGGCATACGCAGACGTACAAACAGCACTAAACAGTATAAGAGGTTTGGCAAGACCAAATAGATTTACTGTAAATCTAAACTTTAATAATGCTAATTTGTATTTTAGTGGATATGCTGAAAGTATTGACATACCACCATTGGGAGTAGGTACTGCGGATTTTCAATTCAACACTCAACCTTTGCTAAAAATACCATACGTTAAACTTCCGGCACAAACTTGTAATATAACTTTTCGTTTAGATGCACTAGGAAACCCAGTTAAAACATTTTACAGCGAAATAAATAACAGAATTGTTAAAAATGTAAATGGAGACTACTTTATTGGTTATTTGGATGATGTTGTTGGTGATATTGACATTTCTTGTCTTGATACAGAAAAAGATAAAAAACTTTTCACAATTAAACTTTCGTATGCGATGTTGAGCAATATAGAAGCCGTTCAATTATCATACGATGAACGCGATTCGTACTTAAAACAAACCGTTACCTTTGCATATAGAGATGCATCGGTTATTTGAATTATTTAGAATAGGATTTTACTATGCCACTACCAAAAATTGACGTTGCAACCTTTGAAATGAAATTACCATCAAATGGTCAAAAGATAAGATATAGACCATTTTTAGTTAAAGAAGAAAAGATTCTTTTAATAGCAGCAGAATCTAAAGACAATGATCAAATACTATTAGCAATGGATCAAGTTATTAGCAATTGTTTAATAGACAAGATTGATATTGAAGATGTTCCTTCATTTGACATAGAGTATATTTTCTTAAAGTTACGCGAAAAATCTATGGGAGAAGTTATAAAAATTAATGTAATTGATCCCGATACTAGTAAAAAATTTCAAGTAGACGTTGATCTTAATAAAGTTATTGTAAAAAGATCTACAAAACATGAAACCAAATTAAAATTATCAGATTCTTTATTTGTAGAAATGAAGTATCCCAATATGCGTACAATTTTGTCTGTAGATCCCTCAAAACCATTGGTTGAAAATGGATTTAATTTAATCGTAAATTGTATCAATAAAATTTATGATAAAGAATCTGAGTATAAAGCATCAGATTATTCCAAAGTAGAATTGCAAGAATTTGTTGAGCAATTTACGCAAGACATGTATGAAAAATTAAGTAATTTCTTCGATACCATGCCTTCCATTTATTATGAATCAGAAGCAGTTTCTCCATTTACACAAAAGAAAGTAAAGGTTGTTCTCGATAAATTTGTAGATTTTTTCGACTAGGGCTGGCGAGTGAGTCTTTAGAGAATTTGTATAAAACAAATTTTCTTCTCCTACAAGAACACAAGTACAGCCTAACTGAATTGGAAAACATGATACCGTGGGAAAGAGAAATTTATCTAAATCTTTTAATAAAACATGTAGAGGAAATAAATAAAAGAAGAGAACAATTAAAGAAAAAATAACTAATGTTAGCACTACCAACAATAACATCCGAGGGTAAACAAAACACTAAAGCAGTTTCTGGTATTGGACGAATGTTCTCAAATACTGGAACTGCTATGGTTTCTTCTTTTCAAAGAAACACGACTCCACCACGAAGAAGAAGAATTGCCCGTCCAGAGTCATCTACTCTGTCAGAAAAAATGGATGCTGCGGTACAAAAACAAACTCAGGGATTAGATTACAAGTTTGTCAAAAAAGCATTTGATATTTACATAAACTTAGCAAACAACATAAAAAAGACTGTAAACGATTTAATCCAAAAAGTAAAAACCATACTTGGTATACAAAATGAAAGTGCGTCGTTAAAGGCACAAACTCGTTCACCAATACCCCAACAATCGACAGAACAACTAAGAGAAACCGCTGAGGCTCAACAAGAACAAGTTTCTTTGCAGATGGATCAAAATAAAACTTTAAT